TTGCCGAAGCGGTAACTGAAGCATAAGCATCAAGAGCAAGAACCGTATCCGTAACGCCTGTATCCGAACGGGTGAATACCGAAGAATAATAGACGCCAGTGGTCGCGGAGTTAGTCGAAACGAGCGTAAGAGTTGCACTCGTTGCGTTTGCAGAAGCCACAATGGCTGCCGCTGCGTTGGTATATGGGACACCAGTGAACGAAACAATGTCACTGAAGCCATACCATCCAAAATCCTGCGCCGACTGCGCTTCACCCGGAAGATAGGTAAATGGTTGACGTGGATCAAGGATGCCGCCCCCCGCATAAAATAGCGAGGAGCCTAGATCGGGGTTGTAATCCGAAGGCTGTGTTGGGTTTTGCCCAAATACAATCAACGGACCGGAGAATGCGGTATCAGCCATGGTGCCTTCTCCTTACGAGGTTGGGAATGAACCGTAAATCGAACGCCAGTTGTAGTAGCCGAACGAATAACGCTCGTAACCCTTAACGAGAAGGTTATCAGTCACAAAATCGACTTGCATGTCTGTTTCGAACTTAATGCGTTCCATATATGCAAGACCGTCGATGTTTGTAAGCAAGAACCATGCGTACGACGAGGTCAAGAAGTCGTTTACCATATAGCCTTCTGGCAAGCCACCAGCCGTTGTCATGATCGCGTTGACATCGTTATCTGCAGTACCCGGACGCAATTCTGTCTTGAGAAGACGGATCGCAACTGGTTCTAACTGCGGAGGAATGATGAGTTTGCGGCCACGAGCAAAGACCTTAAGGTTGGCCTGATCGCGGAAGTTCGTGCGGATTGCGATCATCGCATTCAACAGCGTGGCTTCGTTGAGGTCAACTTGGGTCGTTGGCGTGTTGGCAACCGAACCACCGTCAATAGGATGCGCCGTGGAGCAAAGTGCTACACCGTCACCGCCAACTGCAGCGTTATAGGTCTGTGCCGTGTTCAAGAGGTTTGCGCCGTAGATTTCCTTGGTCTGTTGGAAAGATTCAATCAGGCCGAGGTTTGAAGGCGTAAACTGGGTCTTGTAGAGGTTGTCGTCGATAGCCTTACGGGTGATTGCATAGCCGAGTGCAATTTCCGTATGCTCTTGGTTGTAAACGAAACGCTCACCTGCGCCCGAATCGAACGACGTCTGACCACCTTCGGTCTTCAGCTGGGCCAATCCGAGGTAGCGCATTTCTGCAGTACGCTCGAGAGCCATTTTCGAATCGTGCTTGGTGAAGATCTTGTCGTACTGAGATGGGATCATCTCGTACTTGCCTTCAACGCCACGGAGACCGGGGAGGAGAAGGTCTTTAATTTGACTTAGATTAACAGCCATGACACTTCACTCCTTACGAGATGCCAGTTACAGCAGAGTTCGAACGCCAGACTTCGTTATTGAAGCCAACGAGCAAATTGCAGTACTGAGTTGTTTGGTCGCCGCCGTTGCCGAAAGAAACGGCATAATCAACGATAATGAATGGCGAGGTGTTGGTGGTTGCGGTGGCGTTGATATAAGCCGTTGAACGGCCCGTAGCATTGTTACCACCCGTACTGTTGCCTGATGTTGCGCCAGTCGTGGAGTAAGCAAACGTAGCAAGCTGACCCTGAACGCCAGAGGTCTGCGATGTAGCCGTACCCGTGACAGGGAAGCCTGCACCCGATGTCTGAACGATGAAGCGGGATGCTGGATCATCAATGACGTAGGCAATAACGTCGCCAGTTGCGTCCGAACCCGGCCAATAAGAAGACCAGACGGTGCGCTTCTGCGAAGTTGAGAAGTATTGGCAACCTACGAAGATACCAGCAAGCTGAACCGAACCACCTGCAGTTGCCTGCGTGATGTAGCCGTTTGCCGTCGAGGTTACAGGTTGTACTGGGTCACCAGTGAAAATAGGGGTCGTGTTGGTCGATGCAATGCGACGGGCTGACTGAGCGAAAGTAGGTGCTCCACCTGCGCCACCCTGTGCCTGCAAAAATCCGTAGGGCGCAAAAGTGTTCGCCATGACGGGTTCTCCTTTCAGAGAGTTCCAATCATCGCGCACCGGGGCGATTTAGAAACGGGTTAATAGGTTCAACTTTTCCACGCCGGGGGAAAAGGAAATGTATTATTGCAGATTTCCTACAAAAAGAAAAGGGGGCCAAAGCCCCCAATCTTAATCTGGTATTGGCATAGGCTCATAACTGCTCTTAATCTTAGGAGCAATATGAGAATCTTCGCGGCTAATAAGACCGCCCTTACCCTTGGGATCCAATTGGCCCTGCTTAATTTGGACCTGTTGGCGGGCATTCAAATAGTCACGGTGTTTACGTTCTTCGGTAATTTCCAAAGGCCGTTCGCATAGGACCATGCCTTCGCGTTCGATAGATCCCACGTAGCCTTTTGGCATCATTTCGGGGTGTCGATTAGCTTCTACAGGCTCCCAGCCGCCAACAGTAATTCTATTATAATGCGACGGATCTTCCCATCCCATAACTGCCTTCATTTTCCACTCATACGACCAACCTTCCGGTGGATTTGGAGTGGCAAACTTATCGACGCCTTCATCTAGGTTGGCATTGTTATGGCCACGAAGTTCTGCAGCACGTCTTGCCGCACGTTCGCGGGGACTTTCTGATGCAATATCAGCACCTTCGTTTGTTTCTGGACGAGCCGTTGGCCGAATCGGTGGCCGTTCTTTTTTGTCTTCAGCAATATTTCTCATGGTTGTTCCTAACCTGCTATTTTACCTTCACGAAGAAGGGCTTGTTTTGATAATGCGTATTCACGATCGGTCATGCCAAGATCTCGGGCGGTTTCACGCTCAAGGGCTGTAAGCCTGACAACATTGGAATTTGGGTTTGTGCTTCCAGAACTTCCAGAACGAGACACTGGGGCCGCTGGAGGTGCAGAACGCCGTTGGGTAGGGGCAGAAGCCTCTGACATGGCACTTGGTTCCGGTTCGCGTAAACGGGCTGTCTGTATATCCAACTTGCGTTCTACATATTGAAAGTATTCAGGCGTATCAGCTTTGATACCACGACGGACGGCCGAGTTATGGGCGTCAATCATGTCCGCTTTTAACGTTTCATCCTTGGCATATTCAGGATGCGCCCTAATCCAATCCGCTGATTCGCGGGTTAATTGAGATGCAAATGCCTCTACGGGATCATTGGATGCGTAAGCAGGGCGTACAGGTGCCTTTGCGGCTTGTTCTGCTTGGTTCCGGCCTCTCATAAGATCGCGTAGGTCTAACTCCGATTTTGTCATCGATAATTGAATATCGGCAACGGCATCATAGTCACCCACAGAAAGCGCATCACGATAGTTTTGCTTTAAAATGTCCGTATTTCGCTTAATTGTATCAATTGCACTATCAATTAACCGTAAATTGGTATCGTTTACATCGTTTTGAGCGGCTGCAAATCTTTCAGTTGCTTCATTTGCGCGTCGTTCAGCAAGTTCTCGAGCCTTACGCTCTTCTTCTAAACGATTTTTAAGTTCATTTATGCCATCCTCTACGGTTAATTCATTTTGAGGACCGCTAAATGGCTCTTTTTCTGGCTCTTTTACCTCTGCAACAATAATATCATCTTGTTTTTTTTCGTTATCAAGAGGTTCTAAGTCCAGTTGGAGTTCTGGTTCATCATCTTTTGCCATGTTTATTCCTTACCAAACATAATCAGGCGACTGAATACGCGCCCGAATGGTGTAATCTTCCAAAATACGGCACGGAGCACCGTTTACTGCTAACGCCCAACCATCGGATGGACGAAAAACAACCCAGTCACCTTCTTTAATAGATACATCCTTAAACCATTCGCCCTTTTCATCTTTAAAAGCGACAGGACCAACTTTTAATACCAAGCCAACTTTGCCTTGATATTTGTCTTCATCAACAGTTTTGTCGGTGAGAATAATACCAGATTTGGTTTTGGTTGGACGGATGTAGATACCAACGAGGATTTGATTGTTAAAAAGTTGAAAGTCTTTTAGGTCACCAATTGCTTCTTTAATTTCAACTGATGGGTCTACTGTGTGTTCCATTTTCATAGGAGGCATTTATTTATTCCTTAACGCATTTTGCTTAAAATGTTATTGGCTTCATCCATAAATTCAAGGGCTAAGGCTAATCCCTGCACCATGCCAACTGCCTTCTTATACTCATCGTATGAATTAGCAGAACCACCCGCAAGGTTATCCCGTGCCGTTTGATAGGCTTCAGATATTAGTTTTTTCAGTTCTTTTTCGAACTGGTCTTTAGTCGTTAACATTCCAGACCCCTCTGGTTGAGACCCCTCTTAAATGGCTGGACCGGACGCCAGAGGGGTTAAAAGCGCCCGGCCCTCCTCTCATCGGATGGGAGACACACCCGAGAAAAGTATTATTTAACGCGTTTCAGAATAGGCTTTTCGTTGACTATCTGACATCATGTCCAAAGTATTTTTTTGTGTCTTTGGCATAGGACTGTATTTTGGTGGAGCATAATTGTCATATCTATATTGCCAACTAGCGTGTTTTTCCGTGCCGGGAGGATGCGGATTTGGAGTTTTTTCAGATTTACCCTTATCCCTTGCAGCAGCAATTGCAGGATTTTCCCGAATCATTTCAGCATGCTGTCTATAAAAGTCGTTTAAACGACCACCAGAATTACGACCTCTTGGTGTTTCGAGACCGTAGGCTTCTATTTTTTCCAACCGAGCATTGGCACCACCTGAACCCGTATCAATTGGATAGGCTCGGCCACCTGTCTTGCGGCCCATAGGCATACCCTGCGGAGGCATTGGCATACCTTGTGGCGGCATTGGAGGCATACCTTGTGGTCCCATTGGAGGCATTCCTGCCTGTTGTGGGATACGAGGCGACACAGGAGCATTAGGAAGCGGAGCGCCACCCA